GACCGTAGCTTCGAGAGCCGTGATGTCCTGCGCGTTGGCCTGCGACAGGCCGTCGACCTGGCTCACCCACACATTCGTGCTGTTGAGGGCGGTCGCCTGATCGGTGATCTGCTCGACCGCAAGGTCGATCCGGGCGCCGAGGGCGGTGCTCTGCGCGGCCTGCGCCTCGATCCCGCCCTCGGTCGTGGTGACCCGGGCGATGGTGTCGTTGATCGCCGTCGCGTTGCCGACGATATCGCCCTCGGCCGTCGTCAGCCGCGCGCCAAGCGTCTCGGTCGTCCTCGCAATCGCCTCATTCGCGCTGATGCGGGCCGTCTCTTCCCGCTTGATCGCGGCGAAGTTGGCGCTGTTCCCGACTTTGATGATCTGGCGCTGCTCATAGGCGTCGCCGGCCTGCGTCGCCGCCTGTGCGGCCAGCTCGTCCATCTGCGCCTGGAGCTGCCGGATGGCGCCGCGGAGCGTGTCGCGGGCGGTCTGGAGCGCGATCCGGGTCGCGTCCCGCCCCTCCTGAAGGGTGCTGTCCGCCTGCTGGAGCGCGTCGGCCGTGAGCCTCGCCCCCTCCGCGAGCGTGCCCTGGCCGATGTCGTAGATCTCCTTGAGATCGTGCTGCAGCTGCGCCGACAGCTTCTCGATGCGGACCGAGAGGTCCGCGAAGATGTCGCCGTCGATGACGAGGTCCGGCGCGGTCACGTCGGTGACCGACCAGCCGCCCGGGACGCCCGCCGGACTGATGCCGCGCACCCGGAACTTCATGCTCGCGCTGGCGCCGACGACCGCCTCGAAGGTCGAAGCGTCCGTGCGAACATTCGGCGTCCAGGTCGCCCCGCCGTCGTATGAGACCGTGCACTCGTAGCTGACGGCGTTGCGCGCCGGGAGCCAGCCGGCCGACAGGATCAGGTGGGTCTGCTGCTGCTTGATGTCCGCGTACAGCCCCAGGATGACCGGCAGGGCCGACGAGAACAGATCCGGGATCTGCAACAGCGGAGGAACGCCGGTCTCGGTGGTGGTGTAGACCTCGGGCGCGTCGAGCACGCCCTTGAGGTGGATGTGCTCGCCGTCCGTGTCCGGGTCGCCCTCGGTGATGAGCACCGGGTAGGACCGCTGCTGGCCGGGGGAGAACGCCGCCCACGGGCGCTCCTGGCTGGGCGAGCGGGCATAGGCGTCCTGCAGCGTTATGCCGGTCTGCGTGGCGATACCCGCCGCGTCCGGGCCGTTCACGACGGCTTGCGCATCGGTCGCGCCGCGCGTCACGCGCACCGGCCCGAACGGCCGGCCGTCGCGCTGCCGGATCTCGATCCAGTTGGTGCTGTTCGACCAGGACGGCGCCGGGTCGAGGGTCAGCGTGTTTGCGCCGTCCGTCGCCACGATCTCGTGGCTCGATCCCCAGGTCTCCGGCTCCTCCGTCGTGATCCGGACGAGGTCGCCGCGCTTGAGGAGCCGGCCCTCCATCCGGGCCGTCCAGCTGACGGTGGTCCGCCGGTACTGGCTCTCGGCCGCCATCATGCGAACCATGCCGGTCGCCTGCTTGCGGTCGACAACGCCCTGCAGCTGCACCCGGGCGGGATTGGTCAGCGTGACGCCATCCGGCGCGGACGAGACCTCGGCGAGCCGCCACGTGGTCTGATCGACGTATTCGCCGACAATGCCGTCCGCCCACTTCTCGTCCGCCAGCGCGTAATCGATTTCCAGGCTGCCGGCAACAATATCGTTGTCCGTAAATAGCATTCGGGCGAGCCCGCGCGGCTCATCCCGAGTAATGGTGAGCTTATCGCCGACCGGAGCCGGAAAGGCTCGACCGGCCTTGAGGACGGTCTCTAAGACCTCATCGAGGGTCTGGACTTCGGTAAATCTGTAATCGAAGGTGTGGCCGAGGCTGCTCCACAGTTGATCATAAGCGACGAAGGCCGCGAAATCCACGTTCTCGATCGGCAGCCCAGCCGAGTAGTCGGCGTTGCGCCACCAGTCGAGCGCGGCCCAGGCAATGCTCCGGGTCGGCTTCACCACGAAGGCGCCATTCTCCCAGACCGGGAGCTTGCGCGTGCCGATCACGCGGAGCTGGCCGCCCGAGACGCCCGAGTTCTGCTTGTTTCCGGTGCCCTTCAAGGCGAGCGTGGTGACGCGCGGGAAGCTGTTCGGGCCGTCAATGCTCGCGCGGAACGCCGTCCAGGCGACCGCGTCCTGCCCGCTGAGGCCGCCCTCCTCGGCGAGCGGCGGGTTCACGCGGCGGACGCTGGCCTCATATCGCCCGGCGGGCACCGGGAAGCGCTCGGTGACGCGGATCTGGCTCTGCTTGTTGAAGGCGTAGGTCTTCGACCAGACCTCTGACCAGTCACTGGTCGGTGCACCGGCATCGTCGACCGTGCGGATCCGGATCAGGAGCTGCGTGAGGGCGGTCACCGTGCTGGTCTTATTCGTGACCTGCCGGTAGGCGCCCCCGCTCCAGACGAAATCAAAGATCAACTCGCGCGCGACCGTCCCGGCCGCATTGACGATGACCCCGGGCGTGTAGGTCGTCGTCAGCTCGGCGCCCTGCAGCTCGTCCGCCGTCACCACGTTGACGGGATAGAGCGTGACGTCCTGGCCCGGCGGGACGATCTGGAGCTCGATGCCGGGGTAGTCCGGATTGTAGCCGGTCGCCGCCTTCCAGATGGGCGTGTCGCCGATCTGGACTTCTTCCACGTCCATCTCTCCGCAGGTGAGCGCGAAGAGGGCGTAGTCGATCATCTCGTCGCCGCTGTACTCCGAATAGGTCGGCGCGGCGTAATCGGGGGCGAAGCGGACCCGGCCATTCAGGACCGGGATCGGCTGCATCGGCCTGGAGACATTGCCCTGCAGGCCGAAGGAATAGAGCGCGTCGCTGCTGTTGGTCTTGCCGCCCGCCTTGGGCTGGAGGAAGTGGCTCAGCAGCATCGAGCCGGCGCCGATGACAAGGGCGCCAACCAGCGCGGAGGTCACCGCGAAGGCGGTCGTGCCGGCCGTGGCGACGGCGCCCGCCACCATCCCGCCGAGCGGCCCGGCGACTGCCGTGAGCGCGATCATGGCCACGAGCGCCATGATGCTCTTGCCGGAACTGCCGCCAGAGCTGTTGCCCAGCGGCCGGCTGATGAACTCGACGTTGTCGTTCAGGCCGATCGGCGTGACGGCCCATTCGTCCCGCCCGTAGAACTCGCCGTTGATCCGGCAGACGGTGGGCAGGTCGAAGCGCCACGCGACGCGCTCCAGATAGGCAGCGACCGTCTCGCCCATGACGGCGTCGGCCTCGGCCATCGGCAGCACGAGCGCGCCGGCCTCGTCTGCGGAGGCGTCCGCATCGACAAGCTGCAGCACGCGGCGCACGCGCACGGCTGCCGGCAGGCGGCCGGGTTCCGCCTCGGGAGAGCGAGTGGCTAGAGCGTCAACGAGCATGCTATGGGCGGCTTGGCAGGAGGAGAGAATGAAGCGATGGGGAGCGATCGCGCTGGCCGGCGTGGCCTGCGCGGGGTGCGTCGACAGTCAGGCGTATCGGAACATGCTGATGAGCGGCGGAGCGCTCTCGGTCGACCCGACGCCGGGCCCCGGCTACGACCACACGGTTGCGCTCAAGCGCGCGAACGACATCGGGTTCGATCCAAACGTGAAAGAGCAGCGCGAGGCGATGGCGCTGCGGGCCATCGCCAACCAGTGCCCCGCGGCGCAGATCGTCAAGGAGGACGTGGTCGAGATGGGCCAGAACATCATGGGGCAGACCCGAAACTACTTCATACGGATCCGGTGCCGACCCGCCTGAACAGGCGGGCATAGGCGAAACCGATCGCGCGGAGCGCCGGCAGGTCGTCGGCGACCACGCCGCGGCCCTGGTCGACGTGGAGCACGACGCCGGCCGTGACCGGCACGACGAAGACGCCCAGGTGGAAATCGCGCTTGGCGACATTGCCCATCAGCACGAGGTCGCCGTCCCGGGCCTCGGCGTCCGGCACCTCGCGCCAGTTCAGGCGCTCCGGGTGGAGCATCATGGCCTCGGCCTGCTGGCGGGTCGTCGCCGCCACGTAGGGCAGCGCCGGCATCTCCACGTCATACAGGTGCCGCTGCACGTGTTGGGCGAGGCCGTAGCAGTCGTAGGCATCGGGGCCGGTCGCGCCGACCCGGTAGGGCAGGCCGATCAGACTGCCGAGGAAGGTGAGGCGGTCGGTCATGCGCCGATGTTGGCGCGCTCGCTGATAGCGCGCTCCACCCGGAAGCCGCCCGCCTGTCCCTCGATCTCGCACGCCACGCCGAATGCGTACTCGCCCGGCTCGTAGGGGCTGAGCGTCGCGACATGGGACAGGAGCCGGGTGGACACAAAGCGGCGCGGCTCGGCTTGGATCGCCGCCACGGCGGCCGGCGCCGCGACCGGCGCGAGCCCGAGCATGGCCAGGAAGGATCGACGCTTCATCATGGACCTCCTCACGCCCCCGACACCACCATGAGGCTCGGGAACCTGACCTGATCGAAGATCTCGCGCATGACGCGCTGCTTGGACGGGTCGGAAATGGTCAGCGAGCCCTCCAGGCGGGCGCCCTTGCGCTTCACGTTCGCCAGCTGCAGCCGGAACGGCCCGTGTCCCACCGTGGTCGGATCGCTCAGCAGGTAGCCGCGAAAAATCACGATCACCGGCTCATTCAGCTTGGTCGCGGGCTCCAGGTATTTCCCGACCTCGCGATTGACGTTGTCCAGCCAGATCGGCGCCTCAACCCCCAACTTGTCGATGCGCGGGTAATCGATCCCGAACGGGATGCCGCGAAACAGCACATCCTGGCCGGCATTCAGCGGCGCTCCCGCATCGAGGCGAAAGGTCATGTCCTCGGTGTTCTGGACAGCGCGGATCGGGGCCGGCGCGCCGTTCTCCACG